AGACCCATCACTGACTGTTGCATCAGGGTTGTAGTTCGTTGCGGTTGGATCCATGCACCCGGGAACCGGTGGTGCAACATCTGGTGTTTTCGGGGGGAAAGAGAATTGTTCCTCTTCTTCTTTGGTGTCATTTTCGCGGATGATATCAATGGGGGGTCGCTCCATCCATTCCTCTACTGTTGGAGGTCCGGGGATTAATTCATCTGGCCATTCGACAACAGGTTCCGAGCGCCTTGTTATTACAGGAGGAGGGGGTGGTGGTAGTAAAGGTGTGGTTCGTGGTTCTATAGGAGGAGGAGGTTGTGATACTGGAATTTCTGTTTTAGGTTTTTTCGGGTCATTTGGGTTATTGTCATAATTTTGTTCACAGCAACAAAAACAACAGTGACAACATTCGCATGTCATTGTTTGGACTAATTGGACTTTCGATATTTATTGTTGTTGTAATCTTAGACGATTTACTTCGGTGAGGAAATATGGACGATAATCAATGGTCTAATAACTGGGCTTATAGTATGGCACCGGGTACGATGACCCCTATGACCACTCGCGGTTTTATTGATGGTCTGGTGGAAGATGCTATTGAGATAGTGACTGAGAACCCTGTTGTGAACGAGGTGACTGACGTGGTTGGTGATACAATAGACTTCGCAAAGGATCCAAGTTTGGGTGATGCTGTTGAGATAGTCACACCAGCTGTAGTAGAGGATGTTTTTAATGGTGGGGGGTTGGATGATTTTGGGTTTCTTCCTAAACCTATCGAGGATATAGTTGACGGTGATGGGTATCAGGTGGGGGGTCAGACGATTGGTCCGAACGCGCCACAAAATAATCCCCAACCTACACAACCTACACAACCTACACAACCTACACAACCTACACAACCTACAGCACCTACTGGTGCGATGAGTTGTCCGATGGGTTATATGCCAAACCCTAATTATAAACCACCAACAACCGCGGATCGGTTGTCGACAAGAGCTGCGGGTGCGACGACGGAACCTCCGTGTATTCCCAGACCTAACGCTAATACAACACCAGATAGTGTTCCGTCTTCGACGACAAACCCCCCAGCAACGGGTACGGGGTTAAACGCGAACTGTGAAGAGATACCGAATGATTTCCCTCCTCCTGCCGGTTGTATACCATCGGTCGGGGCTGAAGGAACGTTCTTTAAGACCCAGCGGATTGGTTGTCAACAAGAGTGGAAGGTTTTAGAGAAGATGGAAGAAGAGGTAAAAGCTCGATACGAACAGCTTTGTATGGCGAGGGAGAAGTTCAACCAACGTCAAGAACGTTACGGGGATGTGTGTGGTCCTTATGAGTTGTTATATGGTATATCAGAGCAGAAGGAAAAGGTTGCCTTAGAGAAGAAAAAGGCCAAACAAGAGTGTCTCAACAAGAAAACCGGTCGCACATCTGGTGGTTGTGCGTGTTCGCATCAGCCGTCGTCTGGTGGTTGTGGGTGTGGTTGTTCTGGAAAGACACAACATACGTCAGCTACACATGATGATATGGATTTCGAATATACAGATCCAGCGAAGACTTCGTGTAAGAGGGCAGCGGAAGAATCGTTTAAACCAGCGAAGAAGGCGAGAGTTGCAACGCGTCGCACCCCCGCTAGGGCTGCAAAGAGTAGTTGTATGAAGAGTGTCGCTAAGAAGAAACGGTCATCTGTTCGTAAGTTACGTAAACCGAAAAACACTACAGTCACACTCCCGAAGTGTGGAAAGAGAAAGACGAGGTCATAATTTTAAAAATGGGTGGTATATTAGATGTGTTAGGAGAGGTTATTGGTATTTACGTTAATGGTGAATACGGGGCTGATATGGGTGATATGATCGGCGACCCTGATGCTTACTTTGGGTTAGAGTTATTGGACCCGGAGAATCTATTGGAGTTTGTGGCGACAGGGGATTTACCGACTTTCCCACAAGAGGTTTTGGATTTCGTGAAAGACCCAAGTGTGTCTGGTTTTGTTGGTCTACCACCGGGTGGTGTGGGTTATCAATCGGTACTTAATGTTATCGATGATATAGTCGATACTCCTAGTTGGTTTGCCGGTGGTGAGAACGCGTTCGATTACGAGAACGAAGAAGAAGAAATCGTATTCGGAGTAGAAGAAGAAACACGGCCACCAGTACCACCAGATGACACTGTAATGGCGGTTGATGGTGATTGTTGTTGTTGCGAGTGCTCATAAAAATATAATCTTAAAAACTATACACGCAATGTCTCGATATTCTTTGGACGACTTAGTCCGTGACTTGGCGGTTAACAACGGCCTCTCACAGACCGTTGTAAAGTCGCTGGTGACTGAGCTCTTTTACGAAATAAAGACGCTAGTTGCTAAGGGTAATGATGTGTCTATCCCTAAAGTTGGTCTATTCACTAGATCGCGTGCTGCTGCTTACACAGCGCGTAACCCGAAGACTGGGGCGCCTGTGCGTGTTCCAGCAAAGAATAGGGTTAAGTTCCGTGCTTATGACGCGTTCAAGTGTGCCGTAAATTAAAAACGAATTATCTTTAATCTTAATAGAAAATAGCATCTTCGAATGCTTCAATCATGCGTTCCATTTCAGCGATGCGGATGTCCATTGCCACGATGCGTTCTGTACGGCCAATATCGGTCTGGATTTTAGTGACGTCGACGCGCATGAAACGGAGGTGTGCTTGCATGTTTCGAATCAAGATCGTTGTGGCGTTACGGATAACGATACGTCTCTGTGCATCGTCGAGATCCACGGTGTCGATGTCGATATCGCTCATGTCACTGTCGTCGCTCATGTCGCTGTCGATTTCTTCTTCGATGTCGATGAGGTCGCCTAGCGGGTGTGGTGGTGGTGGTGCTGGAACTTCCGCGACGCGGCCCATTGCTGCATCTCTCATGAGATCTTCGATTGTTCGCATATCCATCTGGGGGATTGGGTTGTCTCTTCCTCCGACGCTCATGATGAAAAAGTTGTATCTTTGTGAGATTTCGCGATTATGACCGAGTTCTGGTGGTGTCATTTTCGAGTAAATCGGTAACTGGTTAATCACTGGTTAGTAAATCAGTAACTGGTTGGTCGCGTGCTCTAAGTAATTGGTCTTGTCGAAAAAAATTGGTCTTGCATGATCTAAGTATTTCGGTCGTGTCTAAAAAAATTGGTCTTGGTAAAAAGAAATAGTACTATATTGAACGAGTGCGGGTCGCGAGTTGCGGAATCCTATATCAAATATTATGTACACAAAGCATCATGGGGGTTTCTGGTAGGAAACCTACATGGTATTAAATCTCTGTAGGTTCCCTGGCGCGTGAATGAAAATGATGGCGCGTGATTGATTTCAGTTTGATGCCGACGTGGTCATATAAAAATATCAAGATGTCGCGTGCGAAATATTGGTGTTTCACTGTCAATAACCCCGCCTCGGATGAGCGTGCGAAGATCGTTGAGTTGGGTGATGATGACACCGTGGAGTATCTTGTGTTTGGGAATGAAGTCGGAGAATCTGGAACTCCGCACCTTCAGGGGTTTGTTGCTTTTGCGACGCGGGTTCGTCTCACGCAAGTGAAGCAATCAGTCTCTGGTCGAGGGCATTTTGAGGTTGCGAAGTTTCCTGAAAAGGCAGCAGAGTATTGTAAGAAAGATGGGGACTTTGTAGAGTTCGGTGTTTTGACTTTAAAGAAGGGGAAGCGGTCCGACCTGGATGCGTTTAAAGACGATGTGAAGATCGGCGTGCTCACCGTAAAGGAGTTGCGCGAAGCGCATTCTGACGTGTTTGCTAAGTATTCACAGTTTTGTACGCAGTATATCCAGGACAATAACAGCGTGTTGAGTGTGGAAGCACACGTGTTATATGGTTGGCAGGAAAGCTTGTTCCAGGAGTTGAAGGTAAAAGCCGATCCGCGTCAGATCGTGTTCTGCGTTGATCTGATTGGTAATTCGGGGAAGAGTTGGTTCTGTCATTACGTATCGGGTTTGTTGCCTAACGTACAGGTTCTACTCCCTGGTCGTAAGGCTGACATGTGCATGATGGTTGAACTTGATGCCAAGATTATTTTTGTCGATGCTACGCGAAGCAAGCAGGGCGAGTATATCTTATACGATTTTCTCGAAGAGTTGAAGAATCGTTACATCTTCAGTTCTAAATACCATTCTGTGTTGAAATGTCTCAAGACAACTCCGCATGTCGTTGTGATGATGAACGAGTTTCCCGATATGGCCAAGTTATCGATGGATCGCTACCATATCCTTGAGGTTTCTGCTGATTGATAACCTTAAGTTTTGGACCTAGGTGGGATCATCCAGTATTACCCCACCTAGGTCCAGTGGTCCATAGTATTAAATCTCTGTAGGCTCTACGTGAGTACCGTAAACCACTTGTGTCCATTTTATAAATTTTTGTAAAATAATATTAAGGTTTACTTTACTCTATCTTCAAACCCGGCATTCCAATTTTGATGCGCCCCATAATTGTGGGTGTCTGTGGGATAAACGGGGTCGGGGTCATCAGACGAGAGATCGCGGTACCCGCTCGGTAAACAACCTCTTGGTTATTGACGATTTCATAATTGAGAACTGACGGGGATCCGGCTTCTACACGTCCGTGGATTTTGATAATAATCATATCCCAGTCTTCGTCGACGAGTTGCGCAACTGTGGGTGTGGGAGAAATCTTCCCGAGGTTATGTTCGGTGTTGTTAGAATTCAAACGGAACATATAGCGATGGATGTCACGAAGTTTTCCTCGTTGGTACGACGGTTCATTCGATAGTTCCAGTGATGGGACGAATGCAGGGTCTAGAGGATCAAGTGACAAAGGAGTGTATCGAACACGACCCGAGTCTGCATCTTGGAGAACGAAGTCTTCGTTGTTGGTATTGAAGCGAGCTGCTTCCCAGTACCCTTCGTTCTGGTCTGCGCTATTCATCAAGTTCAATTTTAACCCACAGCCGACGATACGCAGTTTGTCGATGACTGCGCGTTCCGCTGAAGATCCGACATGGTCTAATGTGTCTTCAGTGGGAACTGTTGCGGTAGTGGCCGTGTACCATGTCATGGGGGCGCTGAGTGCGGGGGAAAGAACGATGTACGTGACACCACCGTCGATAGTGAGTTCTCCAGTAGTGCGGAATCTGATTCCAGCTGAGCGGAGTACTTTACCGTCATAGATTTTTGGTTGCGGTACTGAATTAGTAAACGGGTCCAATAAGGACCTGGCGTAGTTTTGAAGGGGGTTAAGTTTAGGTTGTTGGTTCTGCATGTTGAATGTTTTAATTTTAAAATTATGACCTATCCCGCCCATTTCACTCTGAGTGTTGTCGACGCGTTCAAATTGGATGGGTATGTACCCGCTACGTAGAAACCCATCCCAACTCGGGTTCGACAGAAGAACGGTCCGGCGTGACCGGTTGTGCCTTCTGTGCATACCCAGTTACTGATTCGCTGGGTCAGTTTAAGAGCCCAAGGAACGTTAGTATTGACTGGCCCAATCCCTTCAGTTTGGCCTTGTCTAGAGAATGTCGATAATCCATATTGGGGTAGGAATGGAGCCAGATCGGTTTCGTTCGGGAAAAAGGAAGCACCGCAATGCGCGTTTCCGTCGAGACCTGGTTGACAGGGTCCATATGCTGTGCCGTCTACACCTGGATAGGCTGTGTCCCATCCGGTGTTGAAGTACCGCCCGTTAGAAATGGCACATTCGATATACAATCTGGGGTCTGGGTATAGTGGTGTAGTCTTGCCAACAAGGGCTCGTAAGTGTTTGATGACTTCGATGTTCCATCTATCAATTTCTGCCACAGTTGGTGTGACCGGGTCCGCGAATGGCATCACTTGATAATATCGTTGGCGTAGACCTTTCATGAAATATCCATTTTTGAATAGTAGCGCGCATATTTCGGGTGGTGTCTTGCCGTTAATGTTAATTGGTACACCATCCCATTCACCCCAACCGTCGTTCCAGCTAGTACCAGCCCAAACCGGGTCTGGTCCTTGGTTTTCTACTGTCGCTACATCATTCGACAATTTACTTGCGTCTAGCATACGTGAATATTGATTAGCGACTCCCGGTCTGGTGTAAATTGGTGTATATGCGACGTTTACCGGGATGGTGATCGTTGTATTCGTTGGCCAAGTGCACGACCCATCGTCAATTGTCGCATTAGGGTTGTAGTTACTTGCACACGAATTCATACAACCCGGGATTCCAACGGGTGGATATACGCAAGACCCATCACTGACTGTTGCATCAGGGTTGTAGTTCGTTGCGGTTGGATCCATGCACCCGGGAACCGGTGGTGCAACATCTGGTGTTTTCGGGGGGAAAGAGAATTGTTCCTCTTCTTCTTTGGTATCATTTGAGCGGATGATATCAATGGGGGGTC